AAATATCGTTGAACTGCTGGACTTGCTTCGTAATAAACTCTACGAACTTCTATTGCCTTTCCACTTTCTGAAACATCTGCAAATAATGTATTTAAATCATAAACTTGTGAACCACTATTAACACTAATTGAACCACTCTTATAATCTATTGTTCCACCTACTCCAGCCTCTGTACCATATTGTTCTGACATTCTGATACTTTCTGCAAAATTAGATGTTACTCGTTTATGAGTTACATTTGAACCCGTTGAGTGTCCTCTTAATGATAATAAATTTTCTCTTATATTGAATTGATTAACTTGTGAGGAATATTCTGTAATTGCTTCCTCAAAACAAGCATAAAATTGAGAATCTTGTAATTCAATTGCCATAATTGGATAACCAAGTCTCTTTGCACACCAATTAGCAAATTTTGGTGAATCTGATTGAAATGTTGTGTCGTTGTCGTATAGTGCAAATGGTGTATTTCCACTAACTGCTGAACCACTTCCTGGCCATATAGCTTCCATATTATTCTCCTAAAGGATATTCTTTGTCATCTATAAATATAACGGCAATAAAAAAGGGGAGAAATAAATCTCCCCTCTTTTATATGATCTACTGATTAATTACAATTTAAACAAATTGTGTATCAGCGACGATTACTTTACCATAGAATTCAGGTCTTACCATCTTCTTAGCGTATCTTGTCATCACACCTTTTCTTGGTGTAAAGTTAACAGGATCGTAAACAAGAGGAGTCATGATTAATGGTACATATGGTGCGTATACAGCTCCAGTTTCAAGGAAGTTACTTCCTCTGAAACCCATAAGGACATCGTTTTCTAACATATAAGGGTTCTTATAAACCGTATATCTGTTATTCAATGCACCTACTTTTTGTACACCCATTGCATATGAGTTATTAGTCGCGTCACCATCGGTATCAGCGGCGTATCCAGGAATACTCTCTATGATTGTAGCTGTTTCAGGTGAAATCACTATGAAATTAGCTCCACCACGTAGAGTTTTCTGATGGATTGCGTTGGAAACAGACTGCATCTTGTTACCAAGAGTCTGGAACCACTCACCTTTAGTGTAAGCGTTAGAGTTACCACTAACTTCACTAAAGACATTGCTTACTGAATCAAACTCAAATCCAACTTTAGCTGACCAATATTCGTGTTTTGCATTTGCGTTTTGCTTCAACATATCAAGGATTTCCAAATCAATTTCCATTGAGATGTACTCACTTAACATTGAAGTCAATTCAGCTTCTGCATCAACACTATGATAAGCGTTAAGGTCTTGAGCTAGTTCAGGAGTCCATATTGCTTTTAACTTACGAGTCTTAGCAACAATAGATACTGAACGAAGTGCGATATCGATTTCAGGAATATCTACATCATCAGCACTGTTAGGTGCAGGTGTTGTAAATGAATCTTGTTCGAAATCACCACGAGTGATATCAGTTGGTTGTGAATGGTACTTAATACCAACACCACTATTTAATTCACCATCACCAGTCTTAAAATAGAAATATACATTAGTATCATCATAATATGTATAAGCTGGGTAGGTTGCTGTAATATCAGATCCACTTAGTACAAAAGAACGAACACCTTCAACATCAGGGTTAGTAAAGTTAGACCTTGCGACCGTACCTTTAATAATCTGATCAGATGCTGTTGTTGCAATTGATGCGGATAATGATTGTTCAAATTCTACTTCTTTCCAAGAAGCGGATGCTACGGTTGGTGCTATCGTTGCAGTTGCTTGGTCATTGATTGAATATCCAAATTTACCTGCTCCATATAAACCACCACTAGCGTCTGCGTTAGATGCTGAAGTATTACCATGAATGAACGAGTTCTTGTTATGATTACCAGTTTGGGCTGTACCATACTTGAAATCAAGATAGAATATAAGACCACTTGGTAGGTTCATAGGTTGAACACTAACAAAGTCTTGAGCTGCTAATTCACCAAAGATTCTACGAACCAATGGTAAAGCAACACCACTCCATTCTTCTGAATTCGAAGCAGTACCAGTCTTTGATGATTCATCAATTAACTGACGTGCCTGATTTTCAAGAAGAACAGCCATTCCATGCTGTTTGTTTGTATCGGTAAGACCTTCAAGTAGTCCAGTAGGCTCCCACTTACTGACTAACTTTTGAGTCTCTGCCAAACGGCTTCTCTGAGAATCGTATGATTCCATCAAATTTTCGATGGAACTTAAATTGTCTGCCATTTTTTTTCTCCAAAAAAATTGTTATTAATTACTTTACTATTACAGAATATTAGCTAACTTCTGAAAGCGTTTCTTCATATCAAATCCTTCTTCAATCACTTGTGGTGATGATTTAGGTTTGGTTGAAGCTACTGCTTTAGAGGCTGAACCTTTACTCTCTTTAATTGGTTTAGACTGCTTTGCGGTTTTGCTACCAAAAGATTCTGCCAAAGTTGAAAATACCAACTTGACTTCTCTAAGGTTTTTAGCTCTATCGAAAGTTTCCACCACTTTTAACTTCTGTTCGTTATTTAAACCGTGTGCACGGAATAATTTGTTAGTAAACAAGAGTTTAGCATTAAGTAGATTAACTTCATTCAATTTTGAACGAAGATACTTAACAACATTGCGATGTTCATTAAGTTCAGATGTGAGTTTAGAAATTGCTTCGTCTTTCTTTTCTGCTTCTTCTTCATCTACATCATCATCACCTTCTGAAAGTGCTTTTAAGATTTCTTCAAGGTCGATGTCTTTGTCATCTTCTTCATTGACTTCTTCCTCATCTTCTTCTTTAATTGCACGATACTTTTGCCCATTTACTTCAACTAAGTCATCAACTACTTCAAGATTGTCATCTTCTTTTCCAGATTCAGAATCACTTCCTTCACCTTCAGGACCTTGTGCTCCTGTTTTAGACGAGTCATTTGCTTCATCATTGACTTTGTTATCACCAGCACCTATATCGGAAGATACATCATTCTCGGCTAATTCAGCTTCATCAGCTGTTTTAACTTCGTCTGAATCATGTCCGTCACCGACTGCATTTTCATCATATTCTTCATTAACATCGTCATCTTCACCTTCATCGGCTTCATCTTCGAGTTCTTTAAGAATAGATTCGAGGTCGAGTTCATCTTCATCAACTTCTTCTTCCTCTTTATACATTTCGTCAGCATCTTCTTCTTCTTCCTCAGATACTACTGGGGCGTACTTTACACCATTGATTTCAATCACATCTTCTTCACCTTCATCAGCATCGTGTCCTTCACCTTCATCAGCATCAGCGATTTCATCGGCGTCCATAGCCATTTCATCAGCATCAGCGATTTCATCGTGAGGTGCATCTTCTTCTTCATCAGCTACAGCTATTTCATCAGATGGTTCTTCACCAACTTCTGGCTCTACTGCCACTTCAGGTTCTTCTTCTGCAGGTGCTTCAGGTGCTTCAGGTACTTCTTCTCCAGCCATTTCATCTTCATCATGAGGAGTTTCCTCATCTTCGATTTCAGACTGAATCTTCTTTGAAAGCATAGATTGAATCCTTGGAGTAAATGCTTCTTCAAGAGCTATTTTAGCGTTTGCAAGTGCGGTCTCTCGGACTGCTTTAGCATCTGCTATTGCGTCTTTTAAAAGATCATCCATTATTTTTCTCCTAAGAGTTTATCCCAAGCATAAAAACTTGGAATGGAATTAATAAAGTTATTAGGAACTTTAATGTGGTTTACATTAGTCGGTATATCGTATGCGATTGAACGATATATTCTTGTGTATATAAATATATAAAACTTAGAAAAACGGTTATTTTTTGTATTGTAATCGTTCTTTCTTAATTTTTTCTTTTAGTCCTGCTGTTGGTGGTTCTCCACACCAATCTGGATTCATTTGGTGTTGTTTAATCCAATTACGAACCTTTCCCAACTTTCTCTGTTCTGACTTTTTTGCTGATGGTTTTTTATAGTATTGTCTTTCTCTCAACTCTACCATTAAACCACTATCTTTAATTTTTCTTTTTAATAACCTAAGAGCGAACTCTACATTATTCTTTTTTACTTTTACTTCCAAGTAACCTCCGTTTTTTAGTCTGTTTCTGATTTTGCAGAATAATTTTTATCTACATAATTGAAAAATTTTACTTTTTCATCATCATCAAGTTCATCTGGTGAACTTATATTAAATTTTTTCATTGCTGACTGAAAGAAATCTTCGTAAGAACCTTCTTTTACTGTGTCTGCCTCCACTCCATTACTTTCGTTAGTATCAGTAGGATTAGATTCATTAATTTCATAATATCTACCAAGAATATGTCCCATATCTTCATATAGACCACTCATTCTTTCTTGTAATGCCTGTGCCTCAGTAGCAACTTTCTTAAATTGACCAGAGAGACCAGTTAGTTCTTTCATATTACGATTTACCGTGATTTTATCAAACCAATCTTCGGTTTCTTGTAAAGTATGTTGTTTTGCAGTTTCTGCTAAACGAGAAAGTTTATTTGCTAATTCTTTAAGATTACCTTCACGATAAATCTCATTACCATAGGAATTGTATTGTCCAATTTCTTGTACAAATTCCTTTACATTTACTTTTTGAGTAGATTGTCCGTAAACATCCTCTACTATATCAGTAAGTTTTGTGGAACTTTTTTGTGTTCTAAATCCCATATTGAGATTTGAGAATGCAGGTTTAGATACGACTCCACCTAACATTGCGTTTTCTTTAATTAAATCTTTTAATTTAGCCATTTTTGATTCTCCTTAATCAACTATAAATATATACTAACTGAGTTTTTTGTCTTTTGAATATCTTCTAAATCCATCACGAACTTTGTTCCACAATTGTTGTAGAAAACCAAGTTCTCCGAAATGTGTTCTACCGGCGGGTCCTTCTTTTAAACCTCTTGATATATCCATTGCAGTATATTTACCACCCTTTACACCATTCATCATAAGTTTAATAGATTGTTGTGATGCTTTACCTAAATGTTTTGACATCTTTTTAATGTCTTGGTTAACAAGTTGTCTTGCCTCTGATGAACTAAATGGTTTCATCTTCATAGGCATAGCTTCATCTACTGTTTCACCTACCCATTTGGTTGCAATTTCGTTATACTGACCACTATTCATCAACCTATTCATTAACCTTGTAGCTGATGATGCTGTTTTAACCACTTTAATACTTTTACCTGAATGGTTGTCAAAAACTTCCCACATACCTGGTTTGGCTGATTCACCATTTCTTACTCTAACACCCTCTACAATTGTTTTTATGGTTACACCCTCTTGAAATTTATCCTCTAATCCGTCTTTACCATCTAAATAATTAAAAACACTCTGTAAGTAATCTTCTGCCTTAGTTAGTTTGGATTGAACCCAAGCTGGAAACTCAACTCCCTTACCCTTATCGACATTCTGTATCATATTGTAAATCATCTTAGAATACTTCATAGATCTTTCCAATTGTGATTTTGCCATCTTACCTTCGTGGTCTTTTATTTCTTTCATCTTTTTTTGTTCTTTATCTTTCTTAGAGTTTTTCTTTCTTACATCCTTTAACCCACCTAATAATTCATCACTATCATCTTCATCATCTATACCAATTGCCTTAAATGTAGATTTTTTAAATGCCATAGGTGTTTTATAAACTGGTATTGCAGAAGAATTTGTTGCCTCTAATTCTCGTTTAATAATACCACGAATCTTTTCCTTTAGAGCCTCCTCTTTTTCCCACTTTTTAGCCATTTTAGGTTTGTTAGCGTGCATCCATCTTCTTTGTTTTTCAGATTTAAAAGGCATCTAATTATACATTATCGTTATTATCCCAGCTCTCTAACCATATCGAAGCTGTGTGTGCTTCTTGATATCTTGGTACTGCTGGTGGTGTTACACCTCTAATATTATTTTTATGTGTCCAAGTTACTAAATCAGTTTCACTACACCATTCTGCTAATTTTTGCTTGTTTGTATCTGACCAACCATCTGATGCTGAATACTGACCAGTATAGACGGAATTTGATACAAATGCCCCATATGATCCTAATTGTGTATCTAATGCTGAACCAGTTAACTGATTGAACTTTGCCCCATCATAATGTGTCCATAAACTTCCAGTTGCTGAATCTAAGTTTAAATATGCATCTAATTTTGCCATTACTTTCTCCTAATTATTTGTCTTTCTTACGATGTTTCTTTAAAATTGTATCCCACACCTTCCAAGAATTTTCCATATCTCTTAATGCGGAATTGAGTTTCTTACCTACCTTATCCATATGAGCGTGAAATTCTTTTGTTACATTGTTGTAATGACTTCTATCATTCCAATCATACATATCGGATTCTGTTGGGCCGTAATCTCTAAATCTTTCTAACTCGTTAAACATATCTCCCCACTTACGGTGATAATCGGATACATCACTTAGTTTTCCAAACTGAGGAAGTTTAGATTCGTTAATTGGTTCTTTAGAATCTTGATGTTGTTTCGTCACACTATTCAATGTCGGTAATTTATCACCGAACTCTCTTTTAAGGTACTTACTCTCGTGTAATATTTCTTTTAATTTTTTCACTATCTTAACTCCGTCCAATCTCTTGGGTTTGAATATCGTGATTTGTAATACCATTTCTTCTCTTTCATATTGTAGATATAAGCATATTCCTCACCACTATCAAATTTTACAGCGTCTCTGTTTCTCCAATTACTTGTCATTCTACCCTTTTCACCTCTATCTCTACCATAAAATACGGTTACATCTTTTTCAGGTTTTTCAAATGAATGGTCTTTACTTCCTTTAATCTTCTTACCAATTGTAGAAATTCCTGCACTTCCAAGTTTTAAAAGTTGTTTTACTACTGCCGGATTTCTATAATACTTTTTCAAGTGTTTACCTGCCCATTCAGGATAACCATCGTAATGTCCGTATGTGGATAGAATTTTACCATTTGGTTGTTCAATACCAACCAACCAACGAGTTCCCTCTGTAAGAACACTTTGAACTTCTTCTTTAATTATTTCTCTTAGTCTTGATATTTTCATCTTCTACTCCCAAATGTTGTGTATAATCCAGTATACTTTTCAATCATATCATGTAATTGGTCTACATATATACCTTTAAGTTTCTTTATGACCTTGAATTGATACTTGTATATCTTTCCAAATGTTAAGTTGTATAAATCTCTACCTCTGTCTAAATCAATAATGATGTGTGATACTCTCTTTGAATTTCTACCGATATGTAGGATTAATCCATCTTTACCGATACCCTTTGATTTCACACCCATTAACATTTCAAATTTTCTACCACCAAGTTGTTTCATTATCTCTTGTGCCTGAGATTGACTAACACCCTCGTTTACGGATTCTTTTTTAGAGTAATCAGGATCTAACTTTCTCATCTTGATTAGAATATCACGGATTCTTTCTCTATCAATACTATCGCCCGTGAAAGTGTCATTTGAATACTTTTTGAGATAAACTGAAAGGGCTTTGTTTATATCTCCAACTTTCAAATCTCTACCTTTCTTATCAGGATAAATACCTTTTTTTCCGTAGAAATCACCCATGTATTTGTAAAATGGTATTAGATTTTCTTTTATAGACCTACCTTCGTCCATTTCTTCATACCCACTACCATATGGTGCTGATTTACCATCGTGATTAGGTGCTACATTTTCATTAGCCCATAATGATGACATTATTTCAGCCTTTTTGGTGGAGTTGGCTTTCTTGTACATCTTTGTAACCATATCGTAATATCTTAATTTTTCTGTGGCGTCTTTTTCATTATCACCTTTTTTCATCAAATATTGTTTTATCTTATCTTGTTCCGATTCATTTATGGATTCAAATCCTAACATATCTGCCGCTACTACCCAATTTGCGTCATCACCTTTTGATTTGTCTAATGGTATTAGTCGAACTCTCTTGAATGACCTTTTTAAAAATTTTTGTAGTTTCTTTGCTTCTCTATCATCATCTAAAAAATAACTCAAACTACCACTACCAGTATACATACTCACAACGGATTTTATACCTAATGACTTTGCTAATTTTTGCATCGTCTTTTCCATATTGTAATTTGGATTTGCGTGTGGTATTGATTTCTCTTTTATATCTTCTTTCTTCAAACGACTTTTTTCTGCTCGTCCTCTGTTTTTAGATTGTGATTCAAATCCCACTATCTTTCCCCCTTTGTGTGAGGCATCTTTACCATCACCATTTCCATAAGTACCTTTCTTACGATTGTACTTATTTAATTCTGCTCTGTATTTTTTAGCCTTAGTGGATGAACCATATTTAGCATACTCTTTTTTGTAATCTCGTTTCTTTTCCTCACCGAGACTAACAATTTCTTGTTTGACTATATCATTAATGTATTCTTTCATACGCTTATTGTAATCGTCCAAAGGTTCTTCCTCGTGTTTCATCCAAACTGGATGTTCTTCACCACTATATGGTCAAGTATGGTGGCCATCTTTCATTATTTTATAATTTTTTTAACCTCGGTGTAGAATTTATTTAATTCTTCTTCCGATAAGTTCTTTAAATTTTGTTCATTTACTGAATTGACAATGGATTTAATTTTAGATTCTGTTTTTTGCTCTTCATTAGTTTGAAGTCTAAACTTTCTCCAATTTTTGTTCATTTTAAATGTATCAGCTTTATTCATTATAATCCCTTTTTGACTTTTCTAACATATCTCATCAATTCACTTGGTTCTATATTTAGCTGTTTAACAACACGACCAAGTATTGCTGTTACCCTTCTACGATTAAGTCTAGCACCTTGTACTGCGTTAAGAAATTTCTTTAAATATCTTTCTATTTGTGCAGGTACAGGTTGGTCAAACTCATCAGCCTCTACTATATTTTTAATTTCGTTACGAACAAGCTTACGAATTGCATCTTCTTTTACAGAATCCTTCTTGATAGCTTTAGCAACTACTTTTCTACGATTTTTTAGATAATCATCAGTTTTATCTGAATCACCATCGTTATCCACATCATCATCCTCTTTACCGACAGCATCTAAATCTTCTTTAAATTTATTCTCTTGGTGTTTTTTCATTACACTACTGAAAGTAGGAAGTGCTTCACCAAACTCTCGTTTGAGGACTTTACTCTCACTTATTAATTTTGTTAGTTTGGCCATTTTACTCTCCTCTAATTATGTCGTTTATAATACTTTCAACTTTACAATACTTACCACAGGTTCTACCTTCGGTAATTGGTATTTCGTTTCCAACACTTTCTTTCATAGGATATAAGAAAGCTCCGTGTGTGGATGGATTTGATACGAAATCAAAAGCTATTAATTCGAAATCATCTCCTACTTGTTGTCCATCACCCTCACTCATTGGTTGAACTGAACCCATTCCACGAGAACTGATACCCAACTTAATACCTGCTTTAAATAATTCTGTTAATATATTACCACTTGGTGTTCCAAGAACCTCGACCGTACCGACTAAGTTCTTACCTTCCCAATGCATTTCGGTAATATTATGAGATACATTCTGTAAATTAACTACTGATGATTCAGGATGGTCTAACTCACCCATTGCACGTTTCTGTTTGATGAAACCCTCATCATACTTACTCGATTCTCTTGCCAAAATCTCATGTGGATAGACTCTACCATTTTGATTCTTAGCATCTGACCTCTGCAATACACCATGAACCACTAAACGACCATTATTCTGTTTAATTGATTCGTTTATCTGTTCTCTTGAAATCTCAAAAGGTAAATAATCTACTATTAATTGTTTTGACATTATATTACTCCTATCTCTTTAATCTTTGGTAGAATTCTGAAAATTGATATTTTGGTTTTGATTCTACACTTTCATTGATTTTACGATATTCTTTACCATCTATTGTAAGAGTTTCTTGGTCTAATTCTTTTCCAGTTCTTCCAGTTGGTTTATCATATTTTTTACCTGTATATGGATCTGTACCTCCAGTTTCACGGGCTTTCTTTTGTTTATACAATAATTGTGCATTTTGGTCATCTCCAAACACATCACTTTGTGTGCTAACTTGTATACCATAATTTTGCCTATCACCATCTTGATAAATGTTACCTTGTGCATCTACACCCACCATCATTCCATCTTCTTTGTCTTTCCATTGAATAATAGTTTGACCATTATCTGCTTCTTGTGTACCTTGTAATTCTAATCTATCTGGATCTTGAGTACCACCGATTTTACTTAATACACTGGATCCCATTCTTTGTGTATCTTTATCGTCTTTAATTGGTTTTATACCTGCATCTTTTCTATCTTCCGCATCTCTTGAATCTTGTGCGTCTTGAGTTTTCATATCATCTGCTTCATCATCAGCTGCTCTATCAGCATCATTACGAGGTTTTTGCCATCCCCCACCACTTTGATTTCTTGTTCCAAAAATAGAATCCATATCATCAGCAGTCCAACTTGGTGCTGCAGATGGTTCATCTTTCTTTTTCTTTTTTGCCGATTGTGCTTTTTTCGAATTAGGATTACTTTTTAAGTATTTTGCCTGTCCTTCAGGACTTAAATCACTCCACCAATCTTCTTTAATTATTTTTTTAAATTTTGACACGCTAATCTCCTATCTCATAAAATCATATTCTTGATTTTTAAAAATTTGTTCAAATTCTTCTACATAATCCTTTGCTAACTGCTTTCTTTGTCTTTTTGGGAAAACATCTAAGTGATTTCCACCGTATGACCTAACATATCGTTTTGCACCATCGTCAATTAGATACATGAATGCTTTTTGGGCTAATGTTTTACGATAATTACCCTTTTTCTTCTTTTTTGACAAATTTTTCAATATTGGCATGTATCTTTGTCTATATAGACTCGAATCGTTGTCAATGTAGAGTTTTAGCTCTCCCATTTCTTCCGAAATACTTGCCTCTGTTAATAAATCTCCGAGTTTTATCACTTATCTTTCCTCATCATAATATCGTGTCTTAATTCTTCAAGTTTTTTAATCCACGCAGTTAACTTTTCAATCATATAGTTTTTATCAACATCTTTGCTCTGTATTTCAGTATGCCATCTCTTTAGCATCGTTGAAATACTGAACAAAGAGTCCATAAAAGACTTTTTGTTCTGTTCGAATGTCATAATCTTTAATGTAGTTGTCCAACCTTATTAGCTAAATTAACTAATCTCTCACTTATTTTACTTAAAGCCTTATGTGTATTCTTCCAATATGACCTTGAGTCAACATTTAACTCATTTTTTAATTTTACATTATACTTGACAACTCGTTCTAACTCTGATAGATTATCACGAGTCTCTCTCATTGCCATTCCAATTTTTTGCTTGGGTGTTAAGGTATTATCATTTCTCCAAGCGTGATATCTACCTTCAGTAGTTAAATGTGGATTACTTTGAGCTCCTCTGTTCCAACTATTCATTAACTTACTAAGTGGTATAAGATGTTTTTTAACATTTTTCATTAAAATTTTTCCATCGGTCTTATCACCTTTTAATTTAGTGATTTTATCAGCTATCTTAATACATTTGTCATTGAAATCTTGTAGAGCATCAGTAAATTCTAAGTAAAGATTATTAGAATTTTTCTTTTCTTCACTTACTACCGATTCTTTTCTTAACTTAGGGTCCTCTGGTTCGAAATTATCAGTACCGATGGTCGGATCGTGGTGTCCACCATCAAATCCAGCCTTTTTCTTTTTCTTACCCGCCTTTCTTTTCTCACCTTTAAATGCAAGTGGTGTTTGATATTCACCACCGGCTGTTGCAGTAGAATTTGCCTCATCCAATTCGTTTTTAATTAACTCACGAATTAAATTAAGAAGTGTATCTCCGTTAGGACGCGACATTCCTCAACTCCTTTATAAGTTCATAATACCTCATTAGTGCAACAACTTGTTTATCCTTAACTATCTTACCTTTTGTTATAGAGTCTACTTGATTTATAGCCTCCGATAATTTAATTTTTGTGATATCATCTGAGACTTTAGGTAAAATCTTACTTAGAATTTGTTTTACCTTTATAATTTCACCATTTACGAATTCTCTAAGAGAATTAGTATTAGAAATGTTATTAATGTACTCTTTTAGAAGATTTCTTTGCATAGAGTTTAACTTTTTATACTTACCGTTGAAGTTATCTACCATTAACTGATAAGAAAGTAATCTTAAATCTTTATCTTCGTTCTTAAATTCAGAAATGACCTTACTATCTTTATTTTTAGACTTAACTTTATTACGAGTAATGTGTTCTATGATAGAAAAGTTACTTTCAACTTCATTTACTGGATCAAATATTGGTGTAGTTTCACTAATAAATGATTTATATATAGAAGCATAAACCTTATAATTAGGTATTCTTGCTCTAAAAAAATCCTCTACGTTATAATTTGATTTAATCTCTCTAATAAGATTATATTTTTCAGTACGCAGTCTTTTATTCTGTAATTTTTCTCTTGACTTTAAGACAGCCTCTACTAATTTTTCTGCCTTGCGGGTAGAATTGTAATTTTCTTTAAGTAAAACTTGATAGAGTTGATTCTCTTTACCAAGTTCTGTATTCTCATTAAAGAATTTTTTTAGCATTTCTACTGATTTACTCTTTTCATCACCATTCATTATATCTACGGTGATTTGACGAGATATTAACTCAAAGAGTATTCCTGTATTCTTTATTTTCGAGTGTTTGACACGTTGGGCCATATTCATGCTCCTAAATTGTATATTTCTTCATCTATAAATATAAAAACTTCTAATAATTCATCATTTAAGTATCACTTTTACCCGATGATACTTCATTCTTATATTCTTGTTCTACATCAGAAGTTTCTGTAATTATTTTTACTTCTTCTTTACTGACTTTACCTAAATCTTGTTTTAATTTATCAAGGTGAGCTAGTGCAAGTCCGTACTTTGGACTACCACTACTACCTTTTCTCTTATCGTGAGAACCTAATGGATCACGACCTCTTACACTTGAATCCTTCTTGTGTTTAGGTCCTTCCTTTGGACGACCACTTCCTGGCCAACCATCTTCTGGTATATCCATATCTAATTCACGACTTGTTCTTCCTGTTCTTGCTCCTGGTGGTTGAGGTCCAGAAAATCTCTGTCCTTCTCCATCACCCATATTATTCATCATCGCCCCTTGAGTTCCAACTGCTTCTTCACTTTGAACAGGATCATTACCTTCCATTTCAATCTGTGACCATCTAAATTTCCGTTTTTGGTCTTTTAGTAATCCAAGTCTGACTTTTTCTTTTTCTTCTTCTGAAAATTTAAACACATTATCATAAATCCACTCTGTGTCTGCTATTTTAGAATCCATTAGACTTGAAGCAAGACTCTGTTTGTTATTCCACAACTCAATCTTTTCTTCTTCGTAAATCGTAGATGGATTTTTTAAATTTAATTCAAAATCAACAAGGTCTGCATCTGTATATCCTTGTGAATACAAATGAACTATTGCAATCTTTGTTAATTCACTCGTAACGATTCTCTGTATTCTTTCAATTGTTCTTGCAAACCTTACATCTTCTGCTGCTAATGTTGCCTTACTACCAGCGGCTTCATCATAACCAAGAAAGGCCTTTGGTATCTTTAGGGATGCCATTAATTTATTTCTTAGGTATTCAATATCATCTACTGCCTCATATGTTAGTCCTGCTAAACTATCAATCTGTGTTCCACTATCTCCACCTCGAACAGGTAGGAAAAAATCTTCTGTAAGATTTTGTATGTTGTATTTTAAATTATAATCACCAGTTGTGGTATCTATGACAGGAGCCTTTTTCATTTTATTAACAATCTTTTGCATAAAATTTTCGACTTCTGCGGGTGGAATATTTCCAATGTCAATCTTAAACACTCTCTTTTCTGGTGCTCTCATAATTCTATGAATCAACATAGCATCTTCCATAAGAGATAATTGTTTCCAAATCTTACGACCACCTTCTATCATACCTTTACCATATGGTATAAAATTTGCATCTGATAACAAACGAAAATGTGCAATTTCAAAATTTTCCATTTCCTTATTTTGACTCATTGAAGAACTATGTCTCGAATCTCCATCCTCAACAATAAACTTTGTTCTATACGGATTTTCTGGATCTTCTCCCTCAACACGAGTAACATCATATGCTGAAAGTGGTACTACATTGGTAACTCCATACTTTTCTTTTATATCTAAGTAGAGATAAAAATCTCCATACTTACATAGGTTACGAACCCACGGCCAAAGATTAAATTCTATATTCAATACATCATAAAATAAATTATGTAGAATATCATGAATATTCTCATTTTCAGTTTGAATATCTAATACTTTACCATACTCATTTTTCATTGTTGATTCATCAGAGTAAATATCTAACGCACTTGATATGATAGCATCGTTATCCATTTCTTCGTAATCTCTAAATAAAGCCAATCTTTGGGCTTGAAAACTAATTGCCTGTGATGCTCCGTACCCACCAGTATTCATATTGGTGTGTAGTCTTGACCACCTATCTACAAGACTATTTTTCTGAGCACTTTGTACTCTGTCTGTATCGGCAATCTTTAACTTTCTACCACCTGCATGTCTTACGATTACATTTGTAGAAAAAAGTCGTGTTAATCTTGCTCTTAAGCTTGTTTGTGCCATTTTATCCTCTTATTATTTTACTAACCAAGTTAGATCTTCTTTTGTATTTCCAGTTTCCATCACCCAATCATCTGTTTTGTTATCTGATGGTGTGTAAACTGCTTCATAATCTAACATTTTATTTAAGACTGTTTTTTGTAATGCCATTCCTTCGGCATTTAATCGAAGTGCTGTATCCCTTACCCATAATCCTATTGCTAGACTCATTGTAAGGTCATCATTGTACCCTTCCATAGCCTCAGCTCTATTATTATGATAAATAAATACAAATAATTCATCGATTAATCTATCTGAATGAACGATGATAGATTTTTCTCTAAAATATTCTTCTAATTTCGCGATTACTAATGGTCTTGTTTTCATAGTCATACTGAATCCAGGAACCATTTGTCTTTCGGAATTTCTATATCGGTTTGTTACTTGTCTTGCGACATCAACATACCTTAAATCTTTACTTGTATAAAATAGGTTTTCGTATTCCCTATCAATTACTTGTTGAATTGCTGCCCAACCAATACTTGAGTTCTCAATAACAAGTAATGCGTTGTTATACTCCATAGCAGTATTCATACATAAATTACCAAAATCTTTGGTAGAAATCTTTCCCTTGTATTCTGCAACTTGTTCCATATTTTCTATTTCTATTACATGAAATGCAGAAAAGTCTTGTCCATCACCACGAGCAACATCAGCAGCAACTACATAATTCTTTGTATAATTAGGTTGTCTGTATATCCACAAGTTACTATCCATTCCTCTTTTTTCGATTGGTTTTTCAATTAAAGTATTTTTATATTCTTCTAAAATTCTAGCATCAATAACACCACGACCAGAAGTGATGAAGTCACAATCACATTCTTGTGCGGCTCCACTTGGTCCTAATAACTTATCCTGTTCATCTCTCCAATCTTGTTCTCGTTCAGGATGAACCGTCCAATGAAGTTTTATCATATTCCAATCATTAGTTCCATTTTCTGCACCAACCCAAGTTTTATGAAACCAATTACCAACACCATTTGGTGTGGATAGTGCAATACATTGACCACCAGTAGATAATGTACTTTGTGCAGCAGTCCATATTGTATCAATCTTATCGATAAATGCTGCCTCATCCATAACGAGTAAGGATAGTGCCTCTGAACGACCTGCATCCTCAGTAGATGATACGGCCTTTACTTGTGAACCATTTGAATATCTAAGTGAGAGTTTGTTATCCTCAACACATTGTGACCTTACCCAACTCGGTAGGTTTGCATGCATCACTCGAATCTTCGTAACCAAATTCTTAGCGGTATCTTGTTTGGTTGCTATAACCAATATGTTCTTATCTGATTGAAATGTCATCATCCATAAAGAGTATCCAGCAGTTAATGTTGATATACCTAACTGACGAGCTTTCAAAATAACATTATAATTATGATTCTTAAAATCTTTTAATGATGCTTCTTGAAATGGGTATAACTCAAATGGAACTTTACCTTTCATTGGATGCTGAATGACAGCATACTTTTTCAAAAAATATACTGGATCTTTAGCACATTTTAAATACTCTTTTTTGATTACTTCTTTTATTTTATTATTATCAGTCATTAATCTGCTATATCCAATATTTTAATTCCAAAGTAAGTGGGAATGGTTACTGATGCCACCCCATATGTAAAGTATAGCCATTTATTTTCGTACCAACTCGGTTTTGCCAGTTTTGCCTTTTTTATGTAAGCCTCATTTTGTGCCTTTATCGAGACAATCTGTTTATCTTTTGCTACAAGTAGTAAAGAATCTAACTCCATCTGTTCCTCATATTCCGTTACTAAGCCTTCGTAGATTTTAATCTGAGCTGATTTAGTACTATCAGAATATTGTAATTCTTTAATTTGATTTGCTATTCCCAATACCTGTTCGTCTGTTAAAGTTGTTTGTGCAAACAATGGTATGGATAACAATAATATCCATAAGTGTTTCATATTCATTACCTATCTGTGTAATACATAAACTATACCACTTCCACCAATCACTACTTTCTTTGTTCCAATCGGATATAGTGTATCTGCTGACAAAGATGTTCCTGGTATCACTCCACCATTTGCGGCATGAATAACAACATTAGTTACTACTTCACATATAAATGCTGCACCAGCATTTGAACCAGTCGCATGAAATGTTGTTGAAGAAGGAACTTTTGTTATTCTATTATAATCGCCAGTTGCACGAATTGTAGGTGTTGCTCTGTGCATGCTCATATTGTTTTCTCCTTATATATATAATTATTTAGATTTTGAAAACTTTCTTAAAAAAGCTGCTGCATCGTCTACGGCATCCTTTTCGAAAGTTACTTCCATCTTTTTTACCTCGTTCTTAGTACGAGTAAGTTTTCTTTTTAAATTTGTTATTTCTTTTTTGTTTTTGGTTTTATTTTCTTCTAATTTTTCCACTTCCTTTGCAACTTCTTTTTCTTTTTTCTTCTGTTCTTTAATTACTTTACCAAGTTCCTCTACTTCTTTTGATTTTTTAGCACTTAAAATAGTACTTAATCCAAAAAGTCCTAAAATACCAACTATGAGTTTCTTTAAAAAGTCCATATTTACATCTCCATTATTTGTTTGTATGTAGATTTACCCTCTAATTTTTTAGTTTTAGCTGGTTCATCAAAATCACTATCATCATTTTTTTTATATTTTCCGAATCCGTCCTTATCCCTAACCATTTTTTCATCAACGGGTTTTGGTATTCTAAAATTAACTACCTTTCTTCCGTTTATTGTTGGCATTCCATAATCATCTTTACCAATTTCTTTTACTTTAATTTTTTTGTTTTTAAATCTACCACCTAAGATGGTATCTCCAACATTTATATCTATTGTAATGGCCATTATTTAACTCCTTTAGGTAACAAATCAACTAACTTACCACCTTTCCATTCTCTACCTTTAACTGCACCCATTATTCTGTGGTCTTTCCATTTATTCCATAATTTTTTATTACCTGCAAATACCGATTCTCCACCTTGCTGTACTTGTCTATATCCACTTACACTTCCCATTTCCTTAGAACCAGGTTCAGGTGTTGCTGGTACTCCACCACTTTCTGTTCCCTCTGGTGGTGTTGTTGGTTTAATTAAAGTTTGAGCAGTTGTTACAAAATTTGCTGTTTCAGGTGGAATGGTATATTCTTGTTTTCTGTGAAATCCGTGTATTCCATAAGTTCTTTGTCTCGGTGATAATGGTGGTGTGTCATCTCTTAACTCATCAGATTTAATTTCTGAATTACCATCGGGATCACTTAAATATTTGTAAAGTTTACCTGCATCTCTTTTTGCCCGTCTTTCATTATTCTGACTATCAGGACCCCCATAGATATTATCTGATGCTGGAAAATCAACTTGTTGCATTCCACGAGTTAAACTTGCAGGTCCTACATATCGTCTTTCACCTCTTTTGGTAAATAAACCATCGGGCCATGCATCTCCTGTGGTTATTCCAGATCCACCATATCCTGAAGTACCCGTTGGTGAAGCTTCGTTAATTAATTTCCACAATCCTTTTTCGAATATGTTCACTAATTTCTCCAACTTATCATAAGGTTTTGTCCATCAAGTTTTTCAGTTACATTATCTTCCCTATCTAACTGACCACCTAAACCTCTTTCTATGATATTTTTTAAATCTTTAAATGTTAAATTTTTATCATCAAAAGGATGTGCCATATGTCCGTATGCTCCACCTTCTGTGATTAATTCTCTAAGTTCATCATCCCACCAATCTTTTGAAAGTGGTGAATATTTCTCAACATGAAGTCTTGGACGACCACCTTTAAATTTCTTTTTTGTTTTCTTTGCCGCTAAATCAGTATCTGCTTCGTTATTTTCTTTACGAGTTTTAGCATCAATTCCTGATGCTATAGGTGGGCCGGCCATTTGTTGGTCTTTATCAACTCCCATCCACTTCATGACTTTCCAACCCAAATTATCCATTACATTCCGTAAAGTTTTTTTATACTTTTTTACCTCTCCGTGAGATATTGGATTTGTTGCTCTATGTGACATAGTGTAATCTTCTTCTGGATCCATTGCTCCATCACTTAGTATATAATCAATTACTTTCCAACCTAAATCATTCTGTAATGATTGTATCCAATCTTCAGACTCGGATTTGTATTGTCCCAAAGATTTGTAAAATGTAGGTGGCCCGTCATCAGTTGGTGCATTATTTGTTGCCGAACCAGCCTCATTTAAAATATCTTTAATATCATTCTCAACTAAAAAATCACCAATGACATCATCACTAAATTCTTTTAAGTAATCTCTCATCTTGTTTCAACTTTGTTTTTATCTAACCACCATTGAACTTTAGCAACTAACATATCCTCATCTCTACCACCTCGTCTTGCACTAAAACTATTTAAATAATCTTTAACTAAATAGTAAGCTGGTTCTTCATCTTTTGAACCAGGTCTGATATTTCCTACAACTTGCGATGCTTGCATATCAGTATTTACATGGTACTTTAAATAATCATAATCAAATATACCATCATTATATCCTGATGTTTGAACCCAATTTAAAATCTTATCACCTTTATCACTTCTCCAATCCCAATCATTTTTGTATTTAGAATGTCCCCATCCTTGTACATAAGCGTAATACTGATACATTAAGTTAGTAGGTTGTCTTTTCTTACCAGGCTTACCTCTATAATCTAATTTATGAAAACCATCTTTCATTACTTCTTTACAAAGTTTTATTGTTTTTGATGGTATTTTAGGTTTAGCGCCAGTTGCCTTTTTAGCCATATTTATGACTTTATGAAAGTCACTATGTGTTACAATTCGTTCTACTATTAATTCTTTTAATTTAATCATCTTTTTTCCAAATCAAATGCCCTGGTTAACATTGCACCAGCATTTTGAAGTTTAAGACGAGCTTCATCATATTTTTTAAAGTATCTCATTAAAGTTCTATTCTTACTCTTTTTAATATCATCCTCAAGTTCATACCAAAGTTTCCCATCTCGTGCCTTATAAATGTAATTACTTCCAACCCTTAGTAATTTTTGGTGATTCATAGAAATATCATCAAGGTCTACCTTTTCTTCTAATATTTTCTTCATTTTAATCACTTATTTTCTCCGATATATATAGTTTCACACATATAAATATTAAACTTCTAAACTATTGAGTTTTTCTTCAACTTCTTCTTTAATTTTATTTAATTCTTCGAGGGCCTCGGTAGACATTTTTTCAACTTGTTCCTTATTCTGACTCCACTTTTCTTGTTGTAGTTCTATTTCTTTAACACCAACCGAATCATAAATCTCTACTGGTTTAGAAGCCTCTACTTTCCAATCTTCTATACTTGAAATTTGGTCTCGTATATAAGAAAGTTGGTTGTTTAACACCTTACTTTCTTCCCACTTCTCGTATTTTCCTTCGATACGAAGTTTATTTTCAAATGTTATTTGACAATCAAAACAATGTTGATGTAATCTATACATCTTATCATCTAATCGTTTTTTCATTACCTTTTTACACTTAGGACAAAACCAAGGCATTCTAGCATCCTTTAATGCAGCTGAGCGTTCATTTTTCTTTTCTCGTTCTAATCTTACTTCTTCTTCTCTTTTTTTCTTTTCGTCCAAATCTTCCATCTGAACATAAATCTTTTTCTCAACTTTATCACCACGAGCAACACGCTTAATATTTTCTATTTGTCTTTCTCGTTCTCTGTGATTAGTTGATAAAATACTATCACTCATACTCTAACTCCTTTGTAACGAATCAAGTTTAAACTTAAATTTTAAGTCCTCAAGTTCTTGATCTCTTTTCATTAATTCTAATTCGGCTTGTATTGCCTTAACACTATTTTCTTGTTCTATCTGTGTTTCTAATGTTGATACTCTATTTTCTAACTTGTACCATCCACCACCTAATGCACCTACCAAACCAATAATATTAATAATAAATTTAATATTATTCATTTTTTTCATCTTAAAGATTTCTTGTATATCTTCGAAATCTTCCATTAGAATGTCATCAATCCTGTTATTTGATTAATAGGTGCAAATGCTCCTGTAAATTTAAATGTCTTTCCGTTGTATTTAAAAACTATTCCTTCACTTGGAACTATTGCCTTCAGACCACCAATCTTATTTAATTTATCCAATTGTAATTTTAATGTGTTAAGTTTTTTCAAATCCTTTTTACTTCTCACATCTTTAATTGCTGCATCTAATTGTTTCTTTACTCGTTGAACCGTAGAGTCAGGATTTGCTGCTAACCAACCACTTACATTTGTCATTATTTCTGCACCAACTTCAAAGAACAATTCCTCAAATGGTTTCATATTCTTTTTAACCATTTTTGCGTGGTCTACTTTATCCGTAGTCAATACCCAATCTAAAAATTCAGGATGATTTTTAAAATCTTTTTTAATCATTGGAACTTTATACGACTTATCAAAAAATGCCCATCTTTTAGTTAATTTTTTTAATGGTGCCTTTGGAATTGTAAATCCGTGTTGTTTTGCTGCATTAAATATAAATTCTTCCCAATAGGTTTGGTGATATACTGAAAGTGAATCACTATCTTTTAAGTTATATTGTTTCTGTAATCTATTTAACTTATTTATAAAATACTTTTTCTTCTTTTCAAAATTTTGATGTTTAGGTACGGTTAAAAAATTAGGTTTTCCAATCTTATATCGTTTCTGTATGTTTTGGTTGACTTGTTTAATCATACCAGCTAACATTCTTGCACTATCTTTGACCTCTCCAATTGCATTTCCTTCATCATCATATTCGAGTGCTCCGTGAAATACGATTTCTGCCTTGTCATAATTTATCACATTAGATGACTTTGGCCACATAACCTCAAGATTCATCCAAGCCTTACCATTCTTGAATATTCTGTTTCTTTGTTTTTCAGAAAGAGAACCGATGGCCTTTTCCAAATCCTTCATAGCAAAACTAAATGCGTCCGATATATCCCCCCTACCTTTAAACTTTGAAATTATTCCACCTGTGGTTAGTGCTGTCTTACCACCATTCTTCAAGTGTCCTTTGTTTCTAGCGGCTACTAATCTTTCTGTAAGTAAATTTTCTTTGATCTCAAATAACTTTCTAAACTTGTTGGTCATCATTTGATAAACACCTTTATCGAAATAACCAAATGCCTGTTTAAATAATTTAGGTCTTTCTTTATCATCTATTTTAGGTGAACCGAGTAATTCTCTCATTACCGTTCCACTAACTTCTTTTCCACCAACCCTAACTGATTGATGTGGAGCTACCATAAAGTATCCGTGTTCTTCATATCCCTTTAGATTATTCTTGTGTTTTCTATAATCTTGGAAATACGATAAACCACCACTTTTCTTTTTACCACCTGCCAATCTACCAGCATCCTTAGCTCCAAATATATATATCACGGCTGTAGTCTCGGAATCGTATTTTTTTAGCACATTATTTGCCACCAATGGAACTTTTTCCTTTATAATACGATTCTTAGGAACACCCATCTTTACCATATGACGAAGTTTTTCTCTGTAATTCATAGGGTGTTTTGGTGGTTTTTTGATGTCTGATGTGGTGATGTAAGCATCATCTACCTTTGACTTTAACCACTTGTAAGTTTTTAAGTGATGTGGGCCAAATGGTTGATACCTACCACCATAGATTCCTACAATCTTTTTAATCTTAGGTCTATCTTCTTCGGGTAGTAAATCTCTTATCAATTCTCTTGTTAATTTATCCATTATACTCTCCCACCTTTATCGAAGGTTGTAAATTTCTTTAACTTATCAAATGCTCTAAATTTTTTCATCTTTTCTTGTTTTGTCCATTTCATCTTATCAAATACTTTCATTCTCATGTGTTGTTTTACTATCCAATAAATATCAAGTGGATTACCACCCATTGATTTTATCCACTTGGCGTATTTCTTAACCAATTTAGCTGATACATGCTCATGTCCATAATGAGTCCAAAACCCTTTCTTTGGATGTAATTTAGCAGTTGAGTCTTTTCCTATATCGTGAAACAATGCTGATAGAGCGAAGTCTATATCACCTGTTTTAAGTGCCCTATTCGTAACAGCAATAGTATGTTTTAAAACATTACCTTCAGGATGTGCATCTCTCCTCTGGTCGTAGTTTTTTAGATTATACACGCGTTTCTTCAAGTCACTTGGTAACGCGTTATAAATGTCTTTGAATTTCTTCGGTTTTTTCCGAACTGCTATTTCATTTAAGAATTTATCTTTTTCCATATTTTGTATTGCTTTACCGATGTCCCTTCCTTTTAAATCACTTGAAACATCACTACCCCTTACCGATAGTTTAAATCTAATTAATTTTTTAAAATCTTTTCCAATGTACTTACCCCATTTAAGAATTTGACCTTTACTCAATTTGGTCTTTTCTTGAAACTTTTTAATCAAAAAAATATTCTCAGGTTTAAAATTCTGTAATGAATTTAAAAACTGAATATCAACTATTTCTTGAGTAGGATAGGCTAAACCATTTAATTTCCTTATTGAATTTACATCATTTTTTCGTAAAATCCAAGCTAAAAATAAAATATAATCGTTTTCATTTATGTATGGAATCTTAACTTGTAATCCAGGTAATATCTGTTTTGTAAATCCTAACGAATCAGCAAGCTGTAAATACCTCTTGGGTGATTTTGCCTTTCTAATCGACTTGACAAACTCATCTCTGATTCTTTCTTTACTCACACCTTTAAGACTTGGATTCTGTCTTAGTGCCCTTTCAGTTTCCTTACCTAACTTACCACCGAGTGCACCTTGAAATCTTAATGCCCTCATCTTTCTTAACGGATCTTCATCAAATCTTTCGACAGCATTTCCAACGGTTCGAATCTTCTTCTTTTTTAAATCTGCTATACCACCAACCAAGTCTACAATTTCACCCCTATCCATATCGTAGAACAACGCATTTATGGTCAAATCCCTTCTTTTTACATCACCCTCGATGTCGGTATAATCAACTGAACTTGGGCGTCTCCCTTTACCAATATCCTTTCTGAATGTTGCTATTTCGTGTCCACCAACTATCACGACACCGAATTGTTTTCCAACCTCTACGGTTTTCAATCCACCTTTTTTTGCTATTTGTAATACCTCATCGGGTTTAGCATCGGTGGCTAAATCAAAATCTTTTGGACTCTTTCCTAATATTGCATCCCTTACTGCTCCACCCACAACAAAAAGTTTTTTCTTGTTTTTCTTAAAAAGCTTGTGTATCTTCCTGATGTCAGAGGGGATGTTGAGCCTAAATTTAGAATACTCATTCAACGGAATTAAATTAGAAAGATAAATCATACTTGGTCTATTATTCCTTCTCTGTCCTTGTACCATTTTCTAAATTTTGCTGGTGTACCGATTGTTATTTTGTTCTTGGGGACATATTTGAGAATTTCTTTTTGCCAAGGTCCTGGTTTATTGTCTCCCCATTGTTGCATCCAATATCCATCCCTTGTAATCCTCTCCATTACAAAAACATCTATAATCTTAGGATTATATATAAGAATTTCATTCCACCATGCCGATGGTTTATCTTCTGGATTTATAAGATTCTTCTTTATTTTTGATTTATTCTTTACCAACCACTTGTTTTGCCAATCAAACCACTCTTTTATAAATTTACTAATATAAGGTCCTGCTTCTTTTACTGTTAATTTTTTATATTCATCATATTCAATTTCATCATCTGTCATCCATAAGTCATGAAATACCGCATCTATTCGTCTAATTTTATTTTCCATTGTTTCAAGTTTCTTAAAGAATCCAGCTCTTTTCATAGCATTTTTAAAAATCATTCTATCACCAGTTATGTAATGTGATTCTATCCATCTACGACCAGTCTTATCGGGTACTGTATCGAAGTCCATGTATCGTTTAGCAAGTAAGTTTCCCCTAACATAAAATATAACTCCACCCGTACCTGTTTGAATACCTCTACCTTTAGCAAGTGGTGAGTCATTGTTAGCACGAGTGAATGTTGATATGGATTTTTTCTTACCTATTATCTTACCAATTGTTTTTATGTGGTCTGGATTAGTAACATGAAATGAACTAATAGGTATTTTACCAAACATCTTTTCGTGTAATTTAGGATAGAGTGCTATCTTATCCCCATATTTTATATTATCTAATGTTTTTCTTGTATGAGCAGGATACCACTTATTATCGTCTAACCAATCTTCTGTTAATAATTGTTTTAATTTAATCATACTATTTCTCAAAATCCGTTGAATAATCTTGACCACCATATTTATCCCAACTTGCTATAGTGTCATAAAAATCTTCATATTTAAGTCCAGTATTGATAACTCTCTTTATCACCTGAACTCTCTGAATACTCTTATCATCACCTCTACCTTTTGCTGCATCATATGGATTATCCGCCTTTGGAAAATGAAGTTGAGTATATCTACCCTTCTCAAACCAAGGCTCGGGTTTACTACTATCCACTCCTAACTTTCGTTTTCTTCGTGGATTCGTCCAACCTGTTTCGGGTTCACCTGCATCCGAACCGCCCGTTGAACCGTTGTTATGTGAATACTCATTAAGTATATCCACAAGTTTAATCATTGAACTCTCTACCAAAAAATTCATAATTTAATTTTGTATACTTTTCCCATTCTTCAGGAACATCATCTTCTTCAAAAATCGCCTCAACTGGACATTCAGGCTCACAAGCCCCACAATCGATACATTCTTCTGGATCGATGTAAAGTTGTTTTCCGTCAGGATTAAATCCATCTGCCTTTGCCTCATCTCCTCTACCTTCTCTGTCATCAGGTCCGTGAATACAATCAACAGGACAAACTTCTACACAAGCTGTATCGCAAGTACCCACACAAGGTTCTACTATTATAAACGCCATTTTAACTCCTTTTTAACATTTGCTTTAAATCTTTTTTTGGTACTAAACTTTGTTGTTTCATCCATTTTTTTGCTATTTTATTTTTAACTGGTTTTTTCATAAACTTATCAATTCCTTGACCAACTAACATCTTAAATTTCTTTTCTGCCTGTTTTGGTTCTAAGTGTTTATTGTTATCCACAATTAAAAAATTACTACCACCGAACAACCCTTGAAAGAATGCCATATTTTTCTGAACATCTTTCCAACTATCCTCTACCACATCTGCTGGTAATACTCGTGGTCTTGTTTCGTTTCTTTGCTGTGCAACTTCTAATGAGGTTGTTACGAAAACCATATAAGTATCATAACCTAAATCTATCAATCTTTTTCTTTTCTTTTGTACGGATTTAAATTTATGACCAGTTCCATCGATAATAACGCCCAAACGACCTTCCAAGTATTGTGCCATTCTCTGTTTATTTAGTGATTTAGCATAACCTCGTAAACCACTATATCCTGCATAATCTGGATCTGTAAGTTGTTTAAATAATTCGTCAGGAAACTTTTGAATGTTAAGGTAATCTACGGATGAATCTTGCCCATAAAATTTCTTTAAAAGCATTTCTAATTCTTGGTCTTGATTAACCATTTTTAATCCATACTTGGAAACATTTATTTTTTCAGGAATACCGAATAAACCCTTTGCAACATAGGATTTACCACTACCAGGTCCTCCAGCCAAGAATATACCTTTAAAGATACCTGGATCTCGAACTCCTTCGTTTAGTAAATCTACCAATTTTATCATAAGCAAACTCCGTTTAGGTGTAATGATTCACTAATAAATATAAGAAAAGGAAAATTTTAGAAGTTATTAGATGGATTCGCCTATACCGATGTGAATAACTTTATAGTCCTCTGATGTAGGAATGTATCTCCAAGGATCAATTATTACTGAACCTTTTTCAAACGGAAAACTTGTAAATTCAGGATGTTTAGTTCCGATAAAATATAATTGAGAATGATTCTCAGTTTCACTATCATCGTACATTTCCTTTATTTTTTCCCAAGGCTCATCAACATACGGATCCCATATAAATACTCCATGTCCTCTTTCTTCTAATATATTCTGTAATAAGATGGATGGACTGCCTGTTGCAATGTTGGTTTCAGGTTTGAAAGATTTTCCGAGTATATTTATTCCTCTATCTTCAGCATGTTTTTCTATCAAATCGGCTAACCAATCAGTTTGATTTTCTCGTTGTTTCATTATATTATCAAACCAATCATGAGATAAATCTAACTCTTGTGATAACCAACTAAGTGCTATGTTATCTCTTGGGTGACATCCACCACCATCTCCCATACCACCTGACCAATAGGATTCGGCTAATATTCTTTTAGTACCAAGTGATAACGCATTCATCACATCATCACAATTGGTATTAGGTAGTTTATGACACATTTCCATTACGGTATTTGCAAAAGATAATTTTGTAGATATAAAAGTATTGTAAGAAACCTTAATCAATTCGGCATTTTCAATTGTAGTTTCAAACACAGGAGCATGTGTTATTGTTTTGTAAAACTTTCTTGCAGTTTTTAATGCCCAATCATCATCTTGACCAAATAAAATAAATTCAGGATGTAAAAAATCTCTCATTGTTGTTCCCATAGCAATAAAGAATGGATTGTAACACAATTTAAAATATGGATTGTGGTCTATAATTGGTTTAATTTCTTTACGGATTGTACCAGGTAAAACCGTAGAAATAATAATAACCACTTTTGGTCGCTGTTCATCCCATATTTCTATTTCTAAATCTTTAATACCTTGTTTTAAATAAGTGTAATCAAAATCTTTTCTATGCTTTGGTATCCGTGTAATTCCTTCAAATTCATCTCCGTGTGGTGTCTGAATCGGAACGAAAATAATATCAGATTCCTGTACAACTTCTCTTATCGATTTTATTTCTATCTTACTTTTATCTAAATGGTCTTGAGCCCATATTTCCTGATATTGAAGTTTCTTTGTATCGACAATTTCTTTAACTTGTTCTGAAGGATCATAACCTACTACTTTATGACCTCTCGATTCTACTGCCAAAGCACAAGGTAAACCAAGTTTACCCAATCCTATAAATCCTACATTCATGATACTAACTCCTTTTCTAACTCATCCATCTCTTTATGAATAAGTTCTTTTGAATTATAAAAAATTTCTTGATTATGTTTTATTTTAGGTAAAACAGAAACATATTTTTCGTGTAATTCTTCTTTAGGTAAATTACACACTCTTTCTACTTCGTTCATTATAAAGAAAAATCTTTCCTTATCGTTTTCAATTTCATCATAACTTTCATCAAACATTTCTGGAAAAGTTTCAAATCCTCTACTCCGTAAATGTTTTAATGTATATGCACATCCCAATAAAATCATAGGGTGTAATAGCATAGTTCTATAAACTTTTTCTGTTATAAATTTAAATTCATTTGGACTATCAAAACCACTACCAAGTACTGAATCCATTACGAATGAAAAATAACTATTCTCAAAATACTTATGTGGAATCGCCTTTTTATCCTCTAATATTGGCCATTTATTATCAAGAGACGCCCTTATTTCTGTTTCATCAAATTCATCTAAATTTACAAATCTGGCAGTTGAATCGGTCATTTCTGTAAATTTTCCACTTGGATTTATATGCTGTACCATATCTAAAACTAATGGAAGTTTTTTCCATTCCTCATATTCAAAGGAATTTGGATACCAATTATTTTCTACTGCAGTATCAGTTGAATTATATGCTTTATTCATTTCTTCTGCACTTTTCAAAGAATTATGATAATCAATTTCATCTTGATTTCCAAAGTATGCTGAAACATACCCCTTATCTAAAATATTTCTTCTAAATATTTCATTTAAAGAAAACTTTCTATGTATGTGCAAAGTAGAACAGAGTGCAATATATGTTTTTGGTTTTCTATGATTTTCTAAAAATTTAAAATACTCATCTGTATAAGGTATCTTGTTACCAAATAAATATTTTTTTCTAACAAGAAATTCAATTTGATAAAATTCCGAATCTACCCCAACAACATTAGGATGAAGATTTTTTGCAGTATTACTATCTAAAATTTTTACTTTGCCTGATTCAACCCCAACTTTTTCTAAATCGTTTAATATTTTATTTACCATCCACCTCTCTAATATTTCACCATGATGATTTAATATCAAAGGATATTTTATATTTGAATTTTTATAACTATGTGTTTTCTGATCAAACTGAGAATCATTAAAATTAGTTTGATTGGTTATCATGGGTGAATCATAATGTTCCCCCTCATTATTATAACTTGCATCTTTTATAGCAGCAGAATCATCACCTATATAATCATTGATTTTAGGATATGCTCCACCATATTCATAATGATTAAAAATTGGTGATGGAAATCTGTCGTCTGTACTATTCCAAAATCCACCAGTTTCACATATAATTTCTATAACATCAAATCGAGTTGGTACTTTGTTATCTTTTCTATCAAGAGTAACTTTACTCATTTCTTCAATATTATTTCGTGCAACCTTACCGAGTTTATTCTCTATTTTATCTAAAAATAATTCATCAGTATGATACTCTTTCCACGCAGAATCTCTAAATTTTAATATTTCATCAGATGATAATTGTTTTGAAGTTGTTGGTTTTGTATCGTATGAGTGAAACGAATACGAACTATATTTTTTATTTAAAAAGTAATCTGAACTATCTTTGTACCATTGAGTACCAGGCAATGATATTGCAGGGTAGGCATTCCACCCAACGGTATTTAATTCTTTACTAAACTCTAAGGTTTCTTTCATAGTATCTAAGGTATCGGTTGGTAAACCAAAGATATAATTTGCCATAACATGAATATTGGCATCTTCTACTTTTTTAACCACATCCTTAATGTCTACATCTTCAAATTTACCTTTAGAAACTTCTAACCTTATACTTTTCTGTGAACTTTCAATACCAAGTGCCAACCATCTTATTCCTGCATCTCTTAATAATTTTAAAACTTTTGGTTTTTTAATAGTATCTACTCTTGAATATGCCCACATTATTAATTCAGAACCATATCCTCTTTCTATCAATCCCTCACATAAAGGTACATAATATTTTGGATTAAGTAAAAACATCTCATCAATAATTCTAATAGTTTTTACTCCCATCCCTACCAACTTATCAAATTGTTTTAATATAAACTCAGTTGACCAAAACCTCATTTTATTATAGTTACCGGCAACACCTATTTCTTCATTATCATCCCTATTAATCATATTAATCATACAAAATTCACATTGAAATACACAACCTAACGATGTGTATATAGAAGCATAAGGTGTTCTTTTTTTCTCATCGTATTCTGCATGCCACATTGGTGAACGATACAAATCAAAAGGTTTTTCTTTATATGGTAATAAATCCCAAGCATATCCAGGTAAATCTATATCCATTCTTTCTTGTGGTACAACTTGTTGTGGTTCTGTTAATATTTGTGTTTTTTTATGTGATTCATCTATCCTATAACCAATACCTTTTACTTTTTGTAAATAATCCGTAATCCAAATTTCTTCACGATCTAGTTTTAAAATTTCCCACAAAGAATAAACACCTTCGTTTGTAAAAACAATATCAACACTCAATTCTTCTCTCAAAACTTTAGTAGGCAATGCCTGTACATGAGAACCCAAAAAGGATATCGGAGCTCTCGGATGTATCCATTCTTTTGCTTTTAATAACTTAGACAATCGAAGTGCACCTTCCATTTGTGCAGTTCCACCATTTACATTTTCTCCATATACACAAAAGACTATTAATTTTGGATTTATATCAAAAACACGTTTAATGAATGTATCATCATCAAGTTTTTCTGCCAATACATCAATTATCTTTACTTTGTGTTTTTTAGAACGACAAGATTCTGCTAATAATAAGGCCCAATATGGTGTTCCTATGGCAGAATATTCATTTGAAAGATTTTGATATACCTCTTTTGAACTCGCAGGATTTATAAATAGTACATCCGTCATTTGTATAACCTTCTAAATTCTTTATATAAAAAATCTGCCCATAATGAATGTGATTTTTCATCAGGATGTGAACCATTAAATCCACTCCATCCACCCTTAGTATTTTTAAATGTATTTACTTTATTATCCCACTCAAGAATACCACCTGTTTTCTTTTTCACCTCATCCATTATCCAATCTTCTTGACATTGATGGTAAATTTTATCAAGGTTATACAAATTTTCATAATTACCTTGTATGTGATGTAATACATTATTCTCCATAGAAAAATAAAAGTAGTATTTTATATTATATTTTTCTAATAATTGTTGCATTGCAAATACTCGTAGGGCAGTTTCTTCGTTAAAATAATTATCATCAAAATAATACTTTACATATTGTTCCCAAAAGTTTTGTGATGGTGACATACCTAAAAATGGGCCGTGGTCTTTATTACCTGCGGGATCTCCACTAGCATCCATTCCATTATTATTGGAAGCAGACATATATTCTGGTTGAACAGCAAAATTTATTGATTCATACATATTAGCAATATCATTATACCTTTCTGTTCTTACCGATTGTGACCAACCTAAAACTATAAAAGTATCTTTCAACTTATCTTTATTATTAAAAATCCAATCTTTTGTTGTCCTATAAATTCTATTATTAGAACTTCCATTTTGTGAATGGTTTATTTCTTCAACTCCCATTTTATCTGAAAGTACTTTACTCCATCGATGGGTAAATTGCCAATTACTATCATTTGGATTTTGTAATTCATCTCCCCAAACAAAGCTACAACCATTTGTATATAAATATTTCATAACACATTCCTAATTTGTTCATCCATTGCCAACTTCATAACATTGAGTAATTCAGTATAGGAATGTTGATTTATATTACAATTTGCGTATTTTTTTAATATTTTTTTATTGTGAATAATCTTAGGTTTAACCATTTCTAATAAATCTTGTAATTCTTGATTTGACTTGTCTTGTAGTTTTTTTAAATTATCTATAATAATTTCTGTCCGTTTTTTCAAATCATTTTCTTCATCATAACTCTCATCAAACAATTCAGGAAAAGTTTCAAATCCATATTTTTTAATCCACTTTAATAGACTTGGTGAACCCAAAACCATAAATGGTTGATTGTACATTATTGGAAAATAAAATTTTTCTGTAAATCTTATATTAAATTTATGATATTCTGATTCTGTAACTACACTACAAAATGCATCTTTATAATAAGGAAGTATGGAATGAACTGAACTTAAATGTGATGTTTCTTGTTGATGGATACCACGGTGTGGGCCCAATCCCAAATCATCAAGATAAACTTCTTTCCATCTTGCAGAAACATGACCATCCTTTAACAAATTATTTTCTTTTAATTTATAATATAATAATTCACGATGATCTCCTTTACTACTCATAGGACAGATAAATAATTTACTTCCGTCAAATTTTACTTCTTCTGTATAATCGTTAAGTGTATTCTTATGAGTATCCAAAGATGATATTAAACAATGGTTAAAGGAAACACTATTAAATCTCATTTTCTTATCAAGATTGATGTGGTCATAGTATTTATACATTCCATGATTTGGCCCTTGATATATTATTTTTTCCATTGGTATGTTACACCACTTAAAAAAATTGTAATAATCTTTAATGGTATCTTTATGAAACATCCACTCCACAGGTTCATATATTACAAGATAATCAAATTCAACTTCTAATAAGGCCTGTTTTGCACTAACCCAAGATGAATGATTAGAATTATCTTTAAAACTACATTTCCAATATTCCTCTTGGTCATAACACGGCCAAGGAAATTGTATGATTACAAATTTCTTATCATAATGTCTTTCAAAATAATTATTAATTACTTCGACTCCACCATAGTTCCATCCGTCTGGCCAAGGTTTATGTAAAATCATACTTTAATTTCCTGTAACGAATTTAAAACTATCTGTTCTTTGTCAATTTTTTCCATAACTGATTGATTGTGTTTAATTGTTGGTAATAACTGTATATAAATATCATGTAACTCATCAAATGACATATTAATTACTCTATGTACTTCTAATGTTACAAATTTAATCCTTTCTACATAATCTTCTATTTCATCATAACTCTCGTCAAACAATTCAGGAAAAGTTTTAAACCCCAGCCCCCTAAGATATTTTAAATGATAAGGTGCTGTATAAAAAATACACGGATGAAACATCAAAGATTGTATTGTTTTGTCTGTACTTTTATGAATAGTACTATGTATATTATCGTCAAGATAAGGATCGTGTTCAATAAAATCTATCGGTGGACTTTCAGTAACAATTGAAAAATAAGAGTTTTTATAATTTATATATCCTGGAGTATTTTCTACTATTGAACCACCATATGGTGCATAACCAAATTTTTGAATTGTTCTATCGTGTCGATATTCAGCATCTTTTCCAGCAAACCATTGTTGAACAATTCGTTTTTCATCTATGTTATCTATCTCATCAACTATTTTCTCATCACTCAAATCATATTTTTCCCAAACTCTTTTTATATTTTTTGGTAAAATAAAATCTTTATGTGTTATATGTGATAATTGTGCCTCATCGATATCAGCGTGTTTTGAATGTGTTGCACCTTTGTCTAATAACAAAGGAAGTTTTGATAAAAAATCCTTGACTTCTTCTTGAGATATTGTTAAATTTAATACACCAAAAAACTCATATATAAAATCTTCAAGTTCGTCTGGTTGGTCTTTACAAGAACCACAAGATATTAAACCATATTCATCAAGTTTATGTTGAAGTAAATATGCAATTAATCCAGCTCGGTATGGATGTAATGTACCATTGAATGTCACATACTTAAATGGCTTTCTATACTTTGTTAAATAATTAGTTTGATTTTCATCGTATGGAACTACATCATCAAACATTTTCAAATAACATTCTGAATATCTATATGGTGCCCAATCAATTGTTAAATTATTTTCAAGTGGTAACGAACAATTTCCTTTATCTTTTATTTTGAAATTAATATTACCATCAAAAATATAAATATTATCCGTGTTAAATCCCCTTTTCTCAAATAAATCAAATAGGTAAATACGAACCGTAAGTAAAACTTGCTCAGTTCTTCTATCTAATATCAATATTAATTTATTTTGGTTTACTAAATCTTTTACTCTTTCGTAATTAGACCAATCAAAATCAATAGATTTAGTTACAAAATTCCAAGGCGGAATATTAACAAAAAATAAATTTGTATATTCATCACTTAAATCTTCATATTTCGTTATAGGATTTTCGAAAAATGGATTATTAGTTTTGTAATGTATTTCCCAATTTACACAAGGTTCTAAACTACAATCTTTAGGTATAAATTGTCTATATGGATATTTCATTTAAAAAATTATTTCGTTGTTCCACCGAGTATACTTTATAAAAGTGCTTATAATTGTGTTTCAATATATCTTTTATTGACCAATACCATTCATGTAATTCTTCTAATGATTTCTCACATAATTTATTAATCTCTTTTTCTATAGCCAGAAATCTTTGTCCTGTATCATCAATGTTATCATATGACTCATCAATAAAAGGTTCAAATGTTTTAAAACCATATTCCTTTAATTTTTTCAAACTACCAGCGTTACCTACATAAACAAACGGATGAAAATTGAGAATAGGTTTCCAAGTCTTTTCTGTAAATCCTATTGAATTACCATTTTTCTCTCGTGTTTCAAAATGTGATTCTGTACATATAGTAAAATATGTATCTAAATAATGTGGAATAATATTATTAATAACTGAATGACATACTGTAAAATCTTTTTTATCTAAAACTAAAGGTAGTTTTTTCTTGAGATCATCGGCCCCATTTTCGTACTTACTTTCTACCTCTTTATCATTTAAAAGATATCCGTAATGTTGCGACTTTAAATAATCTTCCTCTTTGTCAACAACATCCCAACTACTCATACCATAATCAGGAAATGATACTATACCTTTATCTAAATTATTATTGATATCTAAAGATAAAACTACTAATGCTCTATGTTCTTTGGGAAGTCTGTTATAGCATAAAAAATATTTACTTCTTACATTATTCTCACCATCTTCCCATTTTTCTCTATTTTCTATACTTCTTGAATGTCCACCATGATATAAATTATTTTTATGTTCGTTATTAAATCTATCAACGGTATTAGTACAATAATTAGAAACTACCATTTTAATATCATTAATATCTGATTCTTCATTCAACAATACATTAGCATCACTATATATTACATTTTTTAATGGTATTTCTTTTTTTAATAGTTTTTTTACAAACTCATCATACAATCTAAATAAAGAATCACCATGTATAGAATCTTCTTCATATCCATAATATACTAATAATTTTGCTTGATTATTACGAAGATGTTCTAAAGTTGTATTCGGAATAAAATCTAAAAATGATGTGTTGACATCCTTATTAGACCAAATATCTATACCTATCGAATGTCCAAAATTTCTCACACATACAGGATATACATATTTTTCATTTTTTATTTTCGATACTAATTTAATATCTACATCTTGATTTTCAAAATATTCACCAATTACAAAACCAGAATCACAAGGGAAGTAGTCAAATGATTTATACTCAATACAATTATCTATCGGTGTGAATCTTCCTTGTGTAGTTACTCTTGGTGGGCCTTCATCTGAAAATTTATCAACTCCTATTGTTAACATACCAATCCACAGTTTTTTTAATTCCTTCTTCAAAAGACCACTTTGGTTCAAATCCAAGTTCATCTTTAATTCTTTCGGTACTTACCATTCTAAAAGGTATCGTGGTTGGTTTTGTTTCATCATATTGTACTTTTGGATTTTTATTTGTGGCCTTTAAAACTGCATCTACAATATCACCAACTGTAATTGCTGTTCCAGCCCCAACATTATATGGTCTCATAGATTCTCCCTTTTCTAAAACTAACAATCCACCATCAACTACATCTCTGACATATAAAAAATCCCTAACAACATCTGATGTTCCCCAAACCACAAACGGATCCTCACCACTTAAAACTCTGTTAATTAGTGCAGGAACTACATGACAAGTTTTAGGATTAAAGTTGTCAAATGGCCCATACATTGCAGTTCCTCTTGCTAAGGCTATTTTTAAATTGGAAAATCCACTTACAAACTCCATTAGTTTTTCTCTATACCTTCTCATCCACCCATAACCAAAGTAAGATTCATGTGGTTCTTCATCCCAATATTCATCTTCTGTAATTGGATATCGTTTATCTGGATAACCAGTAGAACTATTTATATCCAAATAACCTTTAAGTTCACATTTTGCTGCGGCCTCTAAAACATTTGCAGTACTATTAATGTTATGTAACAATACTTGAACATTAGTTCTTACTTCTGATGGATTTGTTATGTAACCACCACAATGAATAACATAGTCAGCACCTTCTAATAGTTTAATACAATCTTCAAGTTTAAATAAATCTATATTTTCTATAACTTTAATTCTATCATCTTCTATTTCCATAGGTCTAACATGAGTGTGAGTGGTAACATCGGCACCTCTTTCAAGTAGTTCAAGTATAAAGTTTGTTCCTACGAAACCACTTCCACCCGTTACAACAACTTTTTTATCTTTATAAAACATTTATGACTCCTCATTTAATTTAGTACATAATTCTATTATTTGATTTTCTTTTAATTCAGGATGATTCCCAACATACAATCCAAACTGATGTATGTAATCAGAATTTGGTAAATCACCAGCATAGTAATCATATTTTTCTAAATATGGTTGTTTAGCCTGATTACCACCACCAGCAGTTCCTACTCTGTATTCTACTTGGTTATCTTCTAATATATCACATACTCTAATAAATCTGTCTTTATCATTGTTTAAAACTATTAATGGTAGTGCAAAATTACTATTTCCATCTGTTTGATAATCAGTTTTGAACACAGACGAATCTAATTTACCTAACCAAAGATATAAATTATCTACTCGTTTATCTATATTATAATCTAATCTTTTTATTTGAGATAAACCAAGTATTGCATTTAATTCTTGATTTCTCATATTATAACCTGGTACTGCAAAAGTAAAAAGTGGGTTTAAATCAGGATGTGATATTTCGTATTTTTTTTGTAATTTTCTTCCCAATTCATCATTTTGTAAATAATCCAATCGAGTCATTCCGTGTGAACGAAACATTTTTGCATATTGATATATTTCATCATCATTTGTACAAACCATACCACCTTCAATTGTTGTCATGTGGTGTCCAAAATAAAATGAAAAATTAGACACATCACCAAAAGTTCCTATTTTATTACCTTCGTATGTTGCACCATGAGATTCACAACAATCCTCAATTAAGAATAAATCATTGTCCTTACAATATTTTACCAACTCGTGTGTTATTGCGTTGAAACCCAAACAATGAACAAGTGTAACTCCAATTGTATTTTTATTTACCAAAGATTTTATCTTTTCTAAATCAGTAGAAAAGGTTTCCAAAGAAACATCTACAAAAACTGGCTTTAATCCAAGATTCACGATAGGTGATACATCACTCACCCAACCTAAAGTTGGAACTATAACTTCACCAACTCCCCTCATTTCTTTCATAATAGAAACCATTATGTAATTTGCTGAGGCTCCTGAATTTACAAAAACACTATGTTTCACATCTAACCATTCCGACCAAACATTTTCAAACTCTTTTACTTTACTTCCTTGAGTAAATCTTGCATTATCGATACTGATGTAATCAATAAGTTGTTGTTTATCTTCTTGAGTTATACTATCGTTTATAAGTTGCCATTTAAACATTAATCATTACCCCATTCTTCATCATTCGTATTGGATGGATAAAATCTTCCATTTTGATATTTGATTGGTTCAATATACATATTTGAACTGAAC